CGGCTATGGCATCCAACAGGCTATCAATGCAGACACCGTAGCAGGAATGCAGAATGCTAACGCTTTACAGGCACAGTTAGCGCAGTGCTGCTGCGATACCCGTGAAGCTATCCAGGGTGTGAACTACAATATGGCAACGAATACTTGCGCATTGCAGAACACCATGAACAACAACACTCGTGACATTATCGACAGTCAAAATGCCGGTACGAGAGCAATCCTTGACTACTTATGCCAAGACAAGATTGCAACTCTGACAGCAGAGAATAACGATCTGCGCAGAGCAGCTTCACAGGATCGGCAGAATGCACTTCTCACTACTCAGATGGCGGCTCAGACACAGCAGATCATCAACACTGTGAAACCTGCACCTATTCCTGCATATCAGGTTCCCAACCCTAACGTATATTACGGGTGTGGTTGCAACACTGGTTGCGGATGCTAAAACTGCATATCGAGTAACTTAACCTTATGGTTATGTCTGCTATGCAGTATTACTTATAATCAAAGGGCAGACTATAATGTTTGCCCTTTTGCACATTGAAAACAGAATATTAAGTTGATGGATTTTTAAAGTCGTGGTACAATTTTCAAAAAAGAAAGGAGCGCCAAAATGGTTATTTTCAGACAACATAGAGGTGGATTAGCTGAATCCCTAGAAACGGCAAGGGAATTTGAAAACTTTGATGATATGAAAAAATACATATATCAAATTCACAAAGACTTTTGCCAAAAGATAGGAGCAACAAATGCACCATTTGAAATATCAGACATTGTAATTGACACTACTTCAAAAACAGAAGATGTGAGAACGAATTGGCACGATACAATGTATGTTTGTGTTAAACGATACGGAGACGAAGATTATATTGAAAAATACGGAACTCCGCAATGCATAGGAATGTGTGCTACAGACTACAAAAATAAATAATGGATTTTCAAACCATCAACTAATATTCAGTTGGTGGTTTTTTATTTTATGAAAGAGAGGTATTTATTATGGCTGAATATACAGCAGTAGCATTACAGACTGTGGCAGCAGGAGCGGACGTTGCCTTTACCGAAACTGCCGTGAATGGAAGTAACTGTATCACTCATAGAGAGGGATCCGGAATTGTGAAACTTAGAGGTATCACTAATCAGTGCCGGGCAAGATTCCTTGTAAGTTATTCCGGCAACATTCAGATTCCCACTGGTGGAACTGTTGGGGAAATTTCCCTTGCGTTGGCAGTAGACGGAGAACCTTTACAGTCCACAAGAATGATTGTAACTCCGGCAGCAGTAGAGAATTTCTTTAATGTTTCTGCGCAGGCTTATATTGATGTTCCTCGTGGATGTTGCAGCACGGTAGCAGTTCAGAACACTTCCACACAGGCTATTGAGGTACAGAACAGTAATTTAATTGCCGTTCGTGAAGCGTAGGAGGTGAAAAATCATGGATGTTAAAAGAATGCATGAAATGATTGAGAAACTTTCTGAATGCGCTAAAACGCAGTTTGACAAAGGAATTGACAAAGTAGATACTTGCGAAATGGGAAACGTCATTGATATGATTAAGGATTTATCCGAAGCCATGTACTACCGGGAACTGACAAAAACCATGCAGGACTATGACCCGGACGAAAACATGGAAATGTTTGAACGGTACGGTGACGGTGGCAAGCGTTTCTACGACCATTACCGCTATGCTGATGGAAGATTTGCACCTAAAGGTCGTGGAACCTACCGTAGAGGATATGAGGAACCGCCTTATTATCACATGACACCGGAAATGTATCACCGTGACATGGACAGAGACATGGGAAGAATGTACTACACTGAATCTTCTGCATCTACTGGCCCCATGCGTGATGCAAGAGAGGGTAGAAGCGGCATGAGCCGTAGAGCCTACATGGAAAATAAGGAACTGCACAAAGCTAACACTCCTGCGGACAAGGAAGCAAAAGTGCGTGACCTGAACACCTACATGACGGAACTGGCAACGGATATGTCCGAAATCATAAATGATGCCACACCGGAAGAGAAGTCTGTCCTTAAAAGCAAGCTGTCTGCACTGGTAACAAAAATCGGATAACACACATAAGGGGCTTATTTAGCCCCTTTTATGTTGGAGGTGGTAAGATGTTCACGATAAATGGAATCGTTTGGAATTTAAGGCTTGTAGAGCCACACAGCACTATGCTAATGCGCTCTGATAACACATACACGTTTGGAATGACAGACAGAAATACGCAGTGCATTTATATTTCCAACAGAATCAATGGCTCATTCTTTGACCGTGTTCTCTGCCATGAGTTGTGCCATGCGTTTGCATTTTCATACAACCTTACCATGCCGATTGAGGTAGAAGAGATTGTCGCAGACTTTCTAGCCACTTATGGAAGAAATGTGTTTGCGCTGGCTGATAAAATTATCAAAAATTACATGAGAATGCTTGCGTAGTGTTTTTACAAATGCTATAATTATAAATGACCAAACTATAATTTATACCAGCTGAACAGTAGCAATACTTTTCAGCAAAAGCGCATCAAACATGTATTTTTAAAAGAAGAGTGTCCTTGTCGTGGAGGACATTCTTTTTTTACACAAAAATAAGGACATTCCGTAGAATGCCCTTAAAATCCTATATTCTATTGTAATTTTATGACTTCTTTATGACCGGTCCATATACTTGTTTCATATTCCAGTTCAATACTCTGTGCATCCTGTGGAACTACAAATGCAATTTTGTAAGAGGTATTTCTTCCACTTGAAATATTCGCATTCAACGAAGAGTTTTCCACAACACTGTAATTCTGTTCGCAATCTGTATTGTCTGCGTAGCACTGGAAATCATAGATACTTACATACTTATCATCTTTGCTGTTATTCTGATAGGAAACATCAATCATTATGTATTTCATTCCATCAGCAGGAGCATTCCAACCGTATTCATCCTCATAATCGGTGAAGTTAAGGTCAAAGTCATTTATTGTGACTTGTAAACCGTCTGCATCAAATGTGTAACCGGGAGAAATGACAGTATCTGACTTATTTATGATAGGCTCCGGTGTCTGTTCCTCTGTAGATTCTACAGAAACTTTTACTTCTGCAATAGGTATAGAAACATCGTCACCAGGTTTGTTACCTATGTTGTAAACTATGATTGCAAGAACACACCATATAATGGCAAACCACGAACCAGTATGCAATTTATTCTTTTTATCACCAGTAGCAATGTCGATTATTGCAAGAATAACAGCAACCGGAATAGTAAATGTCAAAATAGAAAACACAGCCGCCAACGTACTTAATGTGCTCTGCTTTTTCTTAGGCGGCTTTTGATTGTTCTGAACTGTCTGATTTTTTTGCTGTTCCAAAATGTCAATGTCAAATTTAGACATGCAAGAATCACAATAACCTATTCTGTGATATACAGGCAATCCTTTTTCATCCGTAGCCACCTGTTCCGGAACAACTCTCATTTCTTTACCACATTTGTAGCAATTCATAATATTTCCCCCTTCTAGGTTTTATTAAAAATCTCATTTTTTGAGACTTTTTTCGTAAAAATTAATGCAAACCGTTTTGTATCCCCCCGGGTTCCGAATTTCCATCCGAAAATCTCGTTTTCAGAGGTTTTTAAAAGAAAAAAATTTCGTCAAAATATAATGCAAAAAATTTCAATCCCCCGGGGTAGCACTTTTCAAGCTGAAAAATCCGTTTTCAGAGTTTTTTCGCAGATTTTTTCAGACCGATTCAAGGTATAAAACACCTGTTCACTTCTGCGGTGCACGTTTGGAAACTGTCACCAGTTCACCGTGTCGCAGCTTTTGCAAGGTCTCCAACAGCCGAAAGCATAGAATCATACGCAAACCGCAGTAGCTCCGCAGATTCCGGAGACAAACCACCGGCGGCACTCTCCACCCTTATGACGGTTTCCAGCCGTTCCCCGGCATCAGATACGTTCTCCATGATGTCATATACATGACCGATTCCCACTTTTCGCATTTTGGCAAAATCCCCCTTGTAATATTTGATTGTACACCAAGACAACGCAAACCGTCAATATACCCGTGGATATGATCCGACCGGATCCGGCAAAAAAGCAACGCAAACAGACCGCAAAACGGCAGTATATCACCCAACACACGACAAAAAGACGGTTGAAAGCCGTTTTTTATCTGTTTTCAAGTTCAAAAATTGCCCACCGCAGAGCGGCGACTGTCTCCGTGTCTTTCTCTCGCTCCGCACGCTCTAACAGCTTGTAAAGTCTTTCAAGGTTCTTTTCTTCCATCTTGGCAACCTCCTATTTTTAATTTTAGGGCAGATTCCACCCATAAAACCGCCGCCGGTAGTGATCCGGCGGGCATCCTCTGCGGCGGCTGTCAAGGTTCAAAATCTATAATTCCTAAATAAAATTGATCTTTAAAGTTATTAAAAAAATGATCTTTTAAATCTGATAATGTTTTTTCTCCATTTTTTAACGATTCAAAATCACTCAACACCATTTCATCAGTATAATTTGCATATTTATTATAACTAATTGATATCCTAAATTTTTCCCCGGATTTTACCCATCCACAACAACCGGAATTTTTAGCAACTGGATATGCACCTATCTCATATCCATATAAATCCATATAATCTTTTGTGTTTTTATCGTGCCAATCCTCTAGCTGTATTAATGTACCGTCAGGCATTTTCGATTTTTCTATAATTTTCATTTTCTCGCTCCTCCGCATTTTTCAAATTTTCCTGTTTCCGGGTAAAAGCAAGCCGGGGAATCGAACCCCGGGAACCGCCGCCGCTTGCCTAAATAAGTACACCCAAGCGCATACAATCACGCTTTCTATCACAAACAATTTTCCATTTTTCAAAGTCACCCTTGATATTTTCGGAGGTTCTGGTGTCCGCCCATTCGTCCCGGGCTTTAATATAAGCGGCTTTCGCATCGTCTTTCTGTTTCTGCAATTTTTCCATAAATTCCATAATATCAACCGTCCTTTCATTATGTACTTATATTTCTAAAACTATCCATTCTCCGGCTGGAGCATTTTTTACAAGCTTCTGGATTGTGTTATTAAGTTTTCTTGATGTAAAATCATCATCATACCAGGTCTTAATAATATTAGATTCATTTCCTTTTTCCACAAGAGAAACGATATTAGCTACTCTTTTAAGAGTTACTTTCATATATTTCACCATCCTTTCATCGTGTGCCCTGTCTCATCGGTGCAGGTGGGGCAGTTCCTGCAGACCGCCGGGCGGCGGTTTCGACTATTGACAAATTTTGCGGAAGATTTCAATTGTTAGTTCTGCAGCGGCTCTTTTTCTGTCGCTCCAGTATCCGCGGCGTTTGCTTTTCAATGCTTTTTCTGCCTGCTTAAGATTTCCAACACCACAAGATGCCGCTTTATTAAGTTTTTCCCATTCATCCGGCGCAACTTTTACAGCTTTAAGAGTTGCTGTATTGATTTCAAAGTTTTCTTTATCTCCAGGGTGTAAATCTTCACAAACTGGAATATATTCATGCGTTCCCATGTTTTCGCCGATATTCCAAATAAAAAACCTTACTGGGATTTTTTCCACGATTTCGAAAACGCCCGTTTTTGCGCAGAGCGTAGAAGTACTATAGATTTTATTATTTTCAAATTTTAATGTTGTCATGTTTTCCCTTTCTCGCCTGCCATCATCAGCGCAACGGGGCGAATCGTTGCGGACGCTCCAGATCGGAGCGTTTCGGCTATGCTATGCAGATTTCAAATTCGTTACTTTGGATCTGTTCAAAATCAACTTTTTCAAAAATTCCGATTCCGTAAAAATCGGCTGTAAGTTCCCCAAAGTGATTGTATTCAAATGCGATATTTCTCTTTTTGAATTCACTAATTGCATTGCTGTTTTTGCTTCCTGCTTCCCATGTAAATTTTAATCCGGTTTTTCTCATCTCTGTTGCTCCTCTCTTATTTTTGGGTGCCGGTGTTTGCTTGGTAGGTGTCACCGGCTTTTTTATTTGTTGATATAACTATAACAGATATAAGGCACAAAAACAAGATGAAATAATATACAAATATAAGGCACAAAATAGGCTCTTTTGTTGTACAAAATGTATAAGGCACAAAAAACATGATTATATTATAGTAGATAAAAAATAATATTGACATATAAGGCACAAACAAATATAATAAAGATACATTTATATAAGGAGGTGCAAACAATGGAGCGAAAAACTACAGATGCAACAAGAAAAGCGATTTACAAATACGACAACAAATTTGAACGGGTGAATTGCCGTTTTGCAACTGGCACAAAAGACCGCATCAATAAATTAGGTTATAAGAGTGTAAATGATTTTATAAAATTAGCTGTTGCGGAAAAACTGGAGCATGACGAAAAAATATTAAAATAAGGCACAAAAACATATTGACATATAAGGCACAAAATGCTATAGTGATATCACAATATCAAACAAGTGATATCACACTAATGATGTCATGATATCACACAAATGATATCACAAAAAACTAATGATATCACATAAATGATATCACAAGAAAAGGAGGTGCTAAAATGGCGGAAACATTTAACCAAATGATTAGATTCCCGAAAGACCTAGAACCGCAGATCAAAGCGCAAGCAGAAAAGAACGGCGAAAGTGTCAACCAGTTTGTTATAGGTGCCGTGATCGCAGCATTGCAACCAGTACAGCCGCAGGCAGTGACAGGACAACCGAAAGAAGCACCCGTGACAGGCTCTAAAAGCCCCATAGACGAGAAAATCGCACTCATGCAGGCAAATGAACGGTTACACGCTTTACAAGCCAAAACAGCGGCAGAAAGAGCCGCTAGAGAGCACGGAGAAGTTGCACCAGTCGTTAAACATCCTCCAAAATGGGCGGGCTTACCCGGACAGCGGCCAGACGAAAGTAATGTTGAATGGGTAGAACGCAAGAGGAAAGAAGCTGAAGAAATTTACAAGCAAGGTATGGAACGAATACAAAGAGAAAAGGAGCAGAAAGCATGAAAGGAACACCAGAGCAGATCACAGCAAAGAAAGCCGCCCGGATCCGGTCAAATGTCCGGCAGTTCTTCCGGTACTACCGGGAGCAACTGGAAAACGTGGAATCCGAACGGCTGAAAGAATTTAACCGGGCAGAACTCCAAGCACTGGAAACAGTACAAGCGGAAACACTCCAAGCACTGGAGAGCATGACAGATCCGGAGTTATTAGCCAACAAAACCGCATACGGTGACAGGGCACTAATTGACCGGATCACAGCGAGAGCGGAACGGATCAGAAGAACAAGTAAACAAATAGCTTAAAAGAAAGGTTAAAAGGTGGAAATTATGCAGAAGATAGAAATTTATTGTAATTACGGAGTTTTAGCAGCAGAAAAGAGAAATGTTTATACTTACGGCGGAGAACACCAACACGCAACCTGCAGCGATCGCATGACTGTTATAGTTCCGGACGAATGGAAATTATATAAAAATACTTTTGGTGCTACTATGGTTGAAGCCCCCTGGGGCGAATGCTACGAGATTAACGAAGTACTCCAGGGAAACGAAAAGCCTTGCTTTTATGCGCTTGATAAAGAAATGAAAGGGCATAGGGCATATTTGGAAGAAATAAACGAATAAAAGCAACAGGCGGAGACGAAAAGCTCCGCTTTTTGCGTTGGAGGTTAAAAGATGGAAAGAAACGTAAAAAAATGTGTGATTTGTGGGAAAGACTTTTTCTGTCCTCCGTCTAGTAAAAAAGTAACATGTTCAGCAGAATGTAGAAAAATATATGCAAAAAAGCGTAGTACCGGAAGAAAATTTTCGGAGGAAACGAAGAAAAAAATATCTGAAAAAGCGCAAGGACGGGACATGCGAAAGCTGCAGAAGCTTGCAACAGATGCAGCATTAAAAAGCCCCAAAAGCGGACGATTTGAAACAAATGTAAACGCCATAGATTGGCATATAGTCGCACCCAATGGGACGCATTATCAATTTCGTTGCCTCACTGTATGGCTCCGGGAAAACTGCCGGGAATTATTCGGATGCGAACCGGATAGCCGGGAATTTGAGAACATACGATCCGGTTTATCAGGTGCAAAAAGTGCTGCCATCGGTAAAGGCTCGTATAGATGCCCGACATATAAAGGTTGGCGAGTAATTCCAACGGATGACGACCATAAAAAGCTATATAAAGATATTTTTTAAGCAGGCTATTACACCTGCTTTTCTTGATCTATTTTCACTGCGACATTTTAACGTGCTAAATTTTGTAGACAAATTGTAGACAAATTGTAGACGCAGATAAGATTAAATAAGATTAGATTAAATAAAAGGAGATAAGATAAAAGTAAATAAAAGCAGAAAGACAATGATATACCAAGTATATATAAATACTAGAGCTGACCAGCTACCGCCATACACCCATCTGCAAAAATCACCTGTCTGTCTATTTAAAAATCCCATTTGTCAAATTTAACCGTATGATATTTTTTAATCGCATGATTTTTATTTGCTCAGGATCAGAAGCAGACCACCACAGAAACAAATCACCAAATGCGTAAAAGGTTGTTATATTATGCTGTGGATTTTTTAATAGTCCTTGTGTTATGATTAAATCAGTTAGGGAGCCGACGTTAACACGGTGCGAGTGATAGCGGTGCAAATCCAACCCCCCCTCTGGATATGCAGCCGCCTAGATTGTAACCAAGACCACCGGAGCCGGCAGACCGGAAAAGATCAGAAGTCACTAGCTGATCACTTTTTTAGATTTATGTTTTTACTGATACACGTTGAGGAGATCAAAAAAACATGGGTTTGTTAAGTGATGCCTAGTGATTTTTTATTGCAAATTTTTAGGAGGTGCAGAGCGGTGCAGGACGTCAGAGAGATTCCAAACATTGACGAGATAAAAAAAAATATCCGTAAATACTTTGACGATTATTGTGCAGCTTATGGCATCGATGACATGAGATCACAACGGCAACCGGTTTTTAATGGTGCCATGCAGTATATATATAATAATTATATAAGACCTAACAATGTATTAAAAGATATACCAAAAAACATAGTGGATAATAGTATTAATCAAATGTTAACTAACTACAATGCGTACAATATAGATCTGTTGTATGAGGTTTATTTATATCTTAGGGAGTTAGCTAACGCTTATGATATGACTGCTACAGCTGATACATTTAAGATATTAACAGGGATATCTAAACAGGCTTTAAGCGCATGGAGAACAAAATCAAGTACATCGAGCATGGACGAGGTCAGAAAAGCTTTTGTAAATTGGTTAGATGATGCAGATTGCGATCAACTTGTTGCTTTTAATCTGCGGAATGCTCTAGGAGCAACGGAACGATTAAACAACGACCACGGAAGGAAACAGACCACACAACAAGAGATTGTGCACAAAATAACCAGGACAGCCGACCAACTCCCACGATTAGACACAGATTTTGGACAAAATAAATCAATGTTGACTGATTCCGGAGCGTATGACAGTGACAACACAGATGCAAATGATTAGCAACAATCCTTGAAACGTGCGAAAAAATGGGATAGTTAAGGATTTGACAATCAACTATTTCATAAAGACGTGTTTAACGCATAGTTGAAATAGACCGGGGAGGGGGTCTGACAGGATCAGCGAACAGCCCCTACTTAGTCCCTCAAATTTCCTCAAAAATAAAAAAGCCTTTATCCAGAAAGGAGACCTAGATGCCAGATAACGTAAATCACCCCAGTCATTATGAGACAGGAAAATATGAGTACATAGATGTGATGATTGAGACACAGGGAATTGAAGCTGTGAAGAACTTCTGCATCTGCAATGCTCTTAAATATCTTTACCGGCATGAGAATAAAAACGGTGTAGAGGATGTTCGGAAAGCTAAGTGGTACTTGGACAAGTATCTGGAACTGGTTGAATCAGACAAAGAAAAGCTAAAGAAATCTTTTGAAAACTTAGAAAGAAGCATTGAGAATATTGAAAAAAATTGGAAAATACCGCCAAATATTGAAATTGCTATACCGCTTTGCAAACATAAATCTGAAACAGACAACGGTGAAAAAATTTCTAAGAAAGAGGATTTAAGTAAAGTTGCAGCAATTCCACCGTTAAAGACTGGATCATTTTCAGTTAAATCGAAAACAGATAAAATGCCGGATTTAGGTCATATGTGAGTGAATAAATTATGCAGATCTACGGAAAAGAGATTAAAGACGAATGCTCAAAGTGCGGTGAAGTCCTGCAATGCGAATTGTTTCTGCAAGGTCATGGGATTAAGAGAGACCGTGAGAACGTTACAGAAATGGTTAGCTGCCAGATGAAGCACCAAAAGAGCAGACTTGATAAGGAGCCTAAAGATGATTTGTCGGTTAAGGAGAAATGCGAATTGCCACCTGAGATTAAAGAGATTTACACAGAGGTTTGGAAAATCCATAAAGAGTGCGCTAATCCGAAAACGGATGATGACTGGTCGTATCTTATTCGGCAAGGCAATCTGCTGATTAAAATGCACAACAATAGCCAGTTTGCTAAAGCACTGGTAATGGCAATGATCGATGAAATTGAAGGAAGGACGAAGAAAAAGTGAAAATATGGAAATTGATAGAATATATATTGATAATATTAATTAGTGCAATGAAAATTTTATTTATTGTTTCCGGAGCAATACTTTTTTATCGGAGCGAGAATATAGTGGATAAATTAATATACTTCGTTATGGTATTACTTTTCGGAATTTCAATCTACTTTGAGAGGGAGAAAAGAAAATGACACTTTTAAGAATTTTAATCAGCATTATGCTGATTATATTGACAATTACATTTGCATGGAATGCTCCGAAAGAGGAAACAGGAAGCAATGTTATCATAGTTTTTAGTTTTGCTTTAGCAACAGCATTAGCAACCGTTTTCATGTGGGTATAATATGTGGTTGCCGGAGATTATGCGAATTATCCCATATCACATTGTTGAATGGGTTAAATTCATAAAGCCATTGTTATTGCCGAATATCCGGTGTTGTGTTGGCATTGGATATGTTTCCGAGAAATCAAGGCATCAAGAGTGTATGTAGCCTGTGTGTGGGAAATGAAAAATGAAATAATGCGTTCGACAACACTAAGTTTTACAGAGTACCGTGCGCAGGCGTGATAATTTTGAATAGAGTGTTTCACGAAAATACTCCGGGAGCAGATGGTCTCTCTCCCGGAGTTTAGGACTATCGCCAAGCGGTAAGGCACAGCACTTTGACTGCTGCATCCCAGGTCCGAATCCTGGTAGTCCTGTTTCGCAGATGTTTTCTTCTTTCGGTCTTTGCCATCTGCGAATTGTCTTCCATACTTTTCCATTGGAGACACTCCTTTCACCTCATAGCGGAATGCTGTTAAGAGCCGTCGCAAGGCTCGTGAGGGTTTTCCACGTAACCGCTTGAAGCTTTGCAACCATATAGCGGTGAAAACTTTATCTGCGTCTATAAGACGATACCGTGATTGCAATAATCGGTAGGTAGCAGATAGGTGTGCCAGAAGTTAGGCTGTGGTTATACGGCACATGTTTTGGGGAAATATGCATAGTGGCGATTGCAGCGGTCTGTAAAACCGTGACATTAGAAACACCGAAGGTTCGACTCCTTCTTTCCCCACGATGTCGGATCGCAACCGACTAGCAGGTAACTGGCGGATGCCCTGCGAAAATAAAAATAGCCATAAGTGTTGCGCTGCGTCAGCGCCTTAAATGTAGGCATACAGCTTATGGAAACGCACATGATCGGTTAGTCAAGTGGTAAGACACCACCCTTTCACGGTGGTAACGCGAGTTCGAATCTCGTACCGATCACTGGGATGTAGCTCAAATGGAGAGAGCAGTGTACTTCTAAGGCATAGGCTGTGGGTTCGAGTCCCATCATCCCAACTTTATCTTTATCTCCACTTAGTCTGGCACTACTGCAATAGTTCAGGTCGATGGGAGATGTATGGATAGTAGTTGCTCATTATCGGTTAACGAAAAACACTTCTGCGAGTAGAATTTGCAGATTCAAAAGCAGTCGAGCCTTGTTTGGGTCGGGTGGGTTCAACTCCCACGGCAACTATTCCCTAGCTAAAACGTAAGCCACATATGTTTAGCGAAAACCAAGCCTATGAAGTAGAGAACAGACAAGACTGTGAGATTGTGGATAGTCAGTGACAAGTAGGCGGTGCACATTTGGTTATGGCAAGCGCAAGCCATAAAAGGTTTTACGGTGCGATTCCCATGCATAGCTTCAGTGGTAGAGCAGCAACCGAATAGGATGTGTGTCGTAGGTTCGATTCCGTCTGCATGGGTTACGGAGGAATTTCGCATGAATGGATTTCACCTTATTCTTCAAGATTGTTGTCAGTATTGTAAAGATTTTGAACCGAAACTGATACAAATGAATATAACAACAGTATCTGACAAAAGCGAAAAATACTTAAACAACATTACTTGCGAAAATCTTGATAAATGTGAACGGTTAATGGAGAGGTTGAAAAATAAGCATGTGTGATTTTTGCAAAAATGTAGTAAAAATTGAAAAAGGGTTCCTTAATGCCTTATGTAAAGGTGACGATTTTATTTTTGAAGATGAAGGAAAAATTTACTTGTACATTAATACTGGAGATAGTGGATGCCCAGGAACAATGAAGATAAATTATTGTCCGATGTGTGGCAGAAAGTTGGTGGAGGAATGAAGCCATTAGAACAAATATTTTTTAGAGCTTGTGTGAATGAGCAGAAAAGAAAATTACATTCTAGCGATCGGGAATTGAGCATAAGAACTATTGGTAATATTTTTGAAAGGCTTGGATTTTCGTATAAGCAGTTAATGTATTATGTCAGAAAGTGGTGTGACAGGGGTTTTTATAATTATGGAGTGACACTTGACTTAGGCTGGTTTGAATTTGATAAGCTGACCGGAGAATATAAGCAGATTTATGATTATATGACAAGTACGGACGGATGGAAAGATGGAGAACTTGCAAATTATATTGTCAGTAATTCGTTTAATCGGGAAATGATAACAAATTTTGCATTGAAAAAGCATCTTGGAATTGGAAAAGATGAGGACTTCTTCAATCCATACAAAGAGGGGTAACTAATGAAACATTACGAAGAATGGCACACTTGCGATAGGTGCGGAGTAGAAATAAAGAATACGCTTATCAGAAAAGGGAAAATGAACATTAAGACAGAAGTGCAGGAAGGATACCATGCGAGTGATGTTCTTAACGATTTTGAAATTATTCTGTACACGAAAGAAGCACAATTTGAACTTTGCCCTAAGTGTGGGAAAAATTTTGTGAGGTTTATGAAGAATGAAAATAGTTGAAATGAATAACTGCATTGAAGAAATGCGTAAATGTTACAACTTTGATGATAATAAGACTGAAATAAGGCTCGGGAGCATAATAAGTGGCATTGACAAATATGTAACTGTCTGTACAAGAGATGAAAATGGAACACAGATTGAAATGACAAGACATGCAGACGAATTAGAATAAAAAAAATCACCGGCTAACAAACGGAGTTAGTCGCTAACCTATAAAAATTATAGGCAGAATCCTATAAGGCACTTCTGCCACAAGCGGAGGTGCTTTTCTTTTGGCAAGTCAGAGCCTTATCACGGCAGTAAACAGTTATGACAATTACATACAGCGCAAGGGAATTGATGAACAGGTCATTGATGCGTACATACAGGCATTATCGGTTGCATTTCGGTCAGAAAATGATGTTAAGTACGGATTGCAGCAATCAGCAAAAACAAAGTCACTTATTGCAAAATATGTCAGAGAAAAGACAGGCGGAAGAGTTGCTGATTTGGAAGTATACGCAGGGGATAATGATACATCATATAAAATTTTAGATCAATTTTACAATGTTTTAATGTATGAATCAGCATATCTAGTTGACAGCTTTTTTTATTACATTGAAGTTGATGAAAAAGACCCGTGGAGAAGATTTTATTTTCCGAGAAGAAAGGTTTTAAAGCCGGTAGTAGGAGCATATCAAGAAATTTACGATGGAAAACTGGATTTCTTATCAGTTTCACAACCGAAACGTACCGGGAAAACCACCGGAGGACTAAAACTGGCACAGATGATGGGCGGAAGAGACCCGGACGGAAGCATTTTCGGTGTTGGAAAAGGTGAAGGACTGGTAAAGAGATTCTACGGTGGTCTTTTGCAAAGCTTTGAGACAGAAAGCACATATCAGCGGTTTTTAAGTGTTTTTCCTGAAGCAACAAAAATCAGCAAAGATGGATACAAAAGCGCAGAAAATCTATCAATAGACCTTAAAAGCAAAAATATTTTTCCAACATTTACTTGCCGACCTATTGATGGCGCAATCGTAGGTTGTACCGAAGCAAACGTGCTTGTCTATATTGATGACTGCGTAAAGAACCATGAGGAAGCAAGAAACAGAGACAGGCTAGAGTTCCTGTGTGAAAAGGTCACAGATGACGTTTTAGGACGTAGATTAGAGGGTACACCTATTATTATCCAGGGAACAAAATACAGCCTGTATGACCCTATTACAGCGTTACAGACCAAGGCTGATGAACTAGGGTGGAGATGGAAAGAGGTTGCAATTCCGGCACTTGACCCTGTAACGGACGAAAGTAACTGGGAAATATACCGTAAGGATAAACGGGGACTTAGAAAGATTTTTACAACGGACTATTATCGGAAAGAGAGAAAACTTGTTTCAGAGGAAACATGGGAATCTGAGTTTCAACAATCACCGTTTGAAGCAAAGGGACGTATGTTTGCTGAAAAGGAATTGCACTACTTTGAAGAACTTCCGATTGACAGAGAACCAGACGCAATCATGGCGGCTTGTGATAGTGCAGATAAAGGAGAAGATAGCTGCTCAATGCCTATCGGCTATGTGTACGGAAATGAGGTCTACATAGTAGATGTTGTGTTTGATAATGCAGGAACACAGTTCACAAAGCCTGAATGCGCAAATATGCTTATTAAGCACAATGTTAAAACAGTCACTTTTGAGAGCAACAGTGCCGGGGAATATTTTGGTCGTGATGTTATGGACATTGTAAAGTCGCAGGGAGGAAGATGTAGCGCAAGGTTTAAGTTTAACTGTTCCAACAAAATTACGAGAATGGAAAATGCAAGGGATAATGTAATTCGTGATTACTATTTTCGTGATTTCAAGAAAATGGACAGGCAGAGCCAGTACTACAAATTCATGAAGGAATTAACCACTATGACCCGTAGCGGAAAAGTAAAACACGATGATGCACCTGACAGCATTGCATTGTTTGAAAATGAAATGAGAGCAGGAACTATGGCAACCGCAGAAGCAATCAGCAATCCTTTTTCAATGAGTAGGAGGTATTAGATGACAACAAAAGAATATTTAGGGCAGATAAGCCGCCTTAATCGAATGATAAATAATAAACTCACGGAAATTGCACAGCTTAAAGATATGGTGGCAAGCATATCCGCTCCGCAAAGTGGTGAAAGAGTGCAGACTACACCGAACTTTGACAAAATCGGCACAAAATATGCCAAAATTGATGAAATGGAACGGAAAATAGATGGCATGGTTGATGAACTTGTCGATAAAAAAGAGAAAATTATACAGCAGATAGACAGCATGGAAGATGAAAACACATACAATATTCTGTTCGCAAGGTACATCGAAAAGAAAACTTTTGAAGTGATTGCAACAGAAATGAAATATTCATGGAGACAAGTTGTCAGACTTCACGGAACTGCATTGAAACAGTTTGAAATACGGAGAAGGGTATTTGAATGAACAATGTCATTGAATGTCATATATAAAAAATGGTAATGTTAAACTGACGAAAATATTTAAGATGCTTTCTAATCCTCCTAAAAGGCAAACAGCCGGGAATACCGTCTACGTTATGTGGGCGGTATTTTTGTGCGAAGAAAAGAGGTATTTATGATTTTTAACCAAAAAATTAGAGTGTACTGTCCGGGATGCGGACGGTTGGTCGGTGAATGTAGTGCAAAATCGCATATCGACAAGACATATAAGTGCAGGAATTGCGATAAGATGGTTGTTTATCATACGGAGACCGGAGAACGTGAGATCAAGAAACTTCCACAGAGAGATCAGAGCAGCGGAATAACATTTTTGTAGGTGAAAATATGAACACTATGAAATTTCAAGACCTTGTAAAGGGTTGTCACGGTAGAAAAATTGCATATACGGATGTGGAGCAGATAACCGAAGACAACATTGTAAAGGTTATTGGTGATTGCATCGGTGTTTTTAATTACAATAAGTCAGTTATCAAGTACTTGTGGGAGTACTACAAAGGTGACCAGCCTGTACTATACCGAACAAAGCTGTCAAATGAGGATATAACAAACAAAATTGTTGAGAACCATGCGTATGAGTGGGTGCAATTCAAAGTTGGTCAGACTTACGGAGAACCTATTCAGTTTGTAAGCAGAAAAGATGATGAAGCTGTAAATAAGGCAGTAGATGAACTGAATGATTACTTAGCTGATGCAAATAAGCATGAGAAAGACATAAAAGCTGGTGAGTGGCAGTCGGCAACCGGAACATCATTCAAAGCTATTCAGATTGTGAATGGAGATGTGCCTATCCGTGTGGTTGCACCTAATCCTCTGAACACGTTTGTCATTTACAACCGTAGTTCCGAAGAACCGATTTTAGCAGTCCAAGAATTAAAGGACGAAAACGGAGAATGGTATAAACTTTGCTACACAGAAACGCATGAATGCAAAGTAAAGAACAGTTCCATTATTGCTGATTCATGGAAGTTACATGGTTTTGGCGGCATTCCTATTGTGGAATTTCCAAACAACCATGAACGTTTATCTGATATTGAACTTGTTATAGACCTGCTGGATGCAATAAATAATACGCAGTCTAATAGAATGGACGGCATAGAGCAGTTTATCCAGGCATGGTACAAATTTGTAAACTGTGAAGTTGATGAAGAACAGTTCAAAAAAATGAAAATGAACCATGCGTTGGTTGTAAAGTCCATCAATAAAGACAATAAGTCTGATGTGGATGTCATGTCTCAGGAGCTTGACCAAACGCAGACACAGGTTTCCAAGGATGATTTAACAGACAGTGCACTTTCAATTTTGGGAATACCGAACAAGCAAGGAAACACTGGCGGTGATACGCAGGGTGCGGTCGAGCTGAGGAACGGATGGGATTTCTCAAAATCAAGAGCAAGGCTTAAAGATCCGGTTGTTAAGACAGCAGAGAAGAGATTGGCCAAGGTTGCGCTGAATGTTATCCGCATTAAGAAAGAGGATCTGAAAATCACTCTTCGAGATTTTGATGTGCAGATCAACCACAGTCCACAAGATAATATGTATACCAAGTCGCAGACATTACTGCAACTTCTGCAGTGTGGTATTCATCCTCTTATTGCAATCAAAACGGTTGGACTTTGGGGAGATTGTGAAAAGACTTTCAACCTTTCCAAACCTTACCTTGATGCTCTGTGGAAAACTGCTGACATTATCAACATGGAAGAGCAGATGGCAAAAGCACAAGAAATTGTAAAACAAATGCAAAATAAGACAGTTGCCTAGAAATAGGTAGCTGTTTTTATTTTATAAAATTTGCAGCTATGCGGTAAATAGCAGAGACTCAGCAGGAGCGACCTGCGGTAACAAAAGCGTGAGTTTAACGGAGGTAATTTATGACACGAGAAGACGTATTAAAACTTTTTCCCGAAGCTACGGACGAACAGATTACAAATCTTTTGAATCAGAACAATTCGGAAGTTGCAAGAGAAAAAACAAAGGCAGGACAATACAAGGCTAAGGCTGATAGTGCAGATGAGTTACAGAAAAAGCTTGATGAACTTGAAGCCGGAAATCTTTCTGAAATTGAAAAAGCTAATAAAGCTTTGGAAACTGCAAATGCAAAAATCGCAGAACTTGAAAAGACACAGGCTATTGCGGCACAGAGAAGCAATGCGGCATCCAAGTTTAATATTTCTGCTGAACAGGCATCACAGGTTATCAAAGATGACGGCAGTTTTGACTACGAGGTTCTCGGAAAAATTATCTCTGATAAAGAAACCGCTGCGGCACAGGCTAAAGAGCAGGAAATCGCAAACGGAACCACAAATCCGGGCGGTGGTAGTGCTGGCGGCAATGGTGGAACTGAAAGTAAAGGTGCTGAAATGGCAAAGAAATATAATCAGCGCTATGTAATCGAACAGTAAGCAAGGAGGTATAAACGTTATGGCTTACATGAAAACCACTACTTACACTTCTGGTGTAAACATTTTAGCAAGTGAAGTCGGACTTGTGTTAAAAACTTTTGAGGGAACACAAGCAATGGCAACACAGGTAGATGATAAGAAGATTATCAAGGCAGGAACTGTGGTTCCAACAAATAACGCTTCTGCAAAGGGAATTGTCTTTGAAGATGTTGATATTACAGATGACGAAAAGAAGCCTATTTCTGTAATTATTGCGGGCCGTGTTATTAAGGCAAATTTGCCTGTTGCAGTAGATACCAATGCCGAAACCGCACTTAAAGCAAGCGGCATTTACTTTGATTAAATTACGGAGGTAAGAACAGTATGCCTAGTGTATTAACAATGATTACAGACAAGGATAGATTGGATTTTTCCCAAAATTATTCTATCGCAAGAAATTATGTAGGTGACCGTCTTTTCCCTGATATCAAGACCGAAAACCTTGAAGCAGAGTACGAAAGACTTTCCGAAGGAATGGACCTTCCCACCGCAGCAATGGTACACGCATTTGATACCGAAGCTGCTATTGGTGTAAGACCTGGATTTGAAAAAGTAAGCGTAGAAAAGCTGCTGATCAAGGAAAAAATCAACCAGTCTGAAAGATTACGCCAGTTACTGAATCATGGCGTAAGAGAAAGCAATCTGATTGACTATGTATATGACGATATGGGTCGGCTGTCTGATTCCGTTAAGACAAGAACTGAAATCGCAAAAATGGAGGTTATGTCTACTGGTAAGATGACCATTAACGAAAATGGTCTCAATTTTGCTATTGACTTCAAAGTAAATAAGTTCAAGGCACTGAAAGGCTGGGAAGATCCTACCCATGATATCCTTGGAGATATTGCAGACATGGTTCAGATGGCTCTTGACAAAGGATATGTTGTCAATACTGCACTGACTTCCACCAAAATGCGCTCTTATATGCTTAAGAATGAAGGAATCATGAAAGCTATTAAGGGAGTTAATTTCGTTGGAATGGCAATTACTCAGGCAGAAGTGTCAAATCTGTTACTTAGCCTGTATGGTCTGAACATGGTAATTGATGATGATATGTACGGAATTGCCAACAAGGAAAATACCACAAGAACTCCTAAGAGATTTTTACCGGATAATGTATTTACTCTTTATGTATCTACTGGAAACGGAAAGATTGGTACTGGACTTTGGGGCGTAACTCCGGAAGAAGAAAAAGCAAGTGCATTTACAAGCCTGTCCAAAAAGCAATTCATTACTATTTCCCAGTGGGCAACTCCTGATCCGGTTGCTGAGTGGACTAAAGCTAGTGGCGTGTTTATTCCTGTAATTCCTAACCCTTATGGAATCGTAATCGGTACACTGACAGAGGGAGAAGCTGGACTTGATACTCTGGTTGTAAACAGTGCAGCAAGTTCTTCTGACACTGGTTTCACCAAAATTACCGTAAGTCCTTCTAAGGGTTCTAATAATTCTTACAAGTACAAGGTAGCGGATGATTGCAAACTTCCTCCTTATCTTGGAAACGTCAAGACTTACGCAACCTGGGACGGAACTTCCGAGATCGAAGCACAGACCGGAAAAGAAATTATGATTATCGAATGCGATCCTAATTACAGAGCAGTAAAGGCAGGTATTACTACGGTAACTGCGAAGGATGAATAAGAGGTAACACATGGCAGAATATACGACTTTGGAGCAAGTAAAAATTCGTCTGAAACAATTTCATATTGATTCTGAAAGCTCCGAGGTCGTGTTTGATGAACTTGAAGATAACCCTCTGATTGAGCAACTTATCAGTCAAGCAAAAGCTGACGTTGTGGCAAAGAGAATGTACCCGGACAGCTACACGGATGAAAAGATTGCAGAGGACTTGAAGCGGTTTGAGAGCGTAATTGTGAACGTGGTTGTGTATGACCATTCACAGGCTGGAGAAAACTTCATGGCAAATTACTCTGAAAACGGTGTGTCGAGAACATGGAGAGACCGTGACAGTCTGTTTGTAGGTGTATTCCCATTTGCCAAAGTGCTGTAAAAGAAGATTGTGCGTGACCATATTGCTGGTGTCAGCAATATGATTGCAGGCGGCACACTTTAAGGGTGGTGGGCGGTGTGCCAACAATAAGTAACAGGAGATATGAAATGAAAGATTTTTTATTACAGACATACACTATTGTATTGCCTATTTTATTAGGATATATTGTCTGGCTCCTTAAACAACAAAAGAAGGACAGGGATGCAAACAGTAAGGGAACAATGCTTCTTTTGCGTGTTCAACTTATTGAGTATCACGATAAGTACATGAAGTTGGGAGAAATTCCTAGTTATGCGTATGAGAATTTTGTAGAGATGTACAATGCGTATCATGCGTTAGGCGGAAATGGAATGGCTACCAAAATGTACGATGAAATCAAAGAAATCAGATTAAAGAATGGAGGTAAAGAATAATGGATTTTTCACAAGTAGGAACTTGCGTAGCAATCGTGGTTATCTGCTATCTTTCCGGTATTGGAGCGAAGCTTATTCCGGTTATTAAGGATAATTACATTCCGGTTGTTGTCGGCATTGTCGGTGGTATTCTCGGAGTGGTAGGAATGTATGTGATTCCCGACTTTCCGGCAAATGACGTACTAAATGCTATTGCGGTCGGCATTGTTTCCGGGCTGGCAAGCACCGGGGTAAATCAGATTTACAAACAGGTAAAGAAAGATGCTTGAAGCAAATAAGCAAAAAATGAAGTATTCCAAACAGGGTGAGAAAGTTACAATCTACGACCGTGACGAAAATGGAAACATTAAGTACATTGAGGTTGATGGTGAAAAGATTCCAGTAGTTTTGAGAGAAGCTATCGGATTTTCTGACCCTGTTCCTTTTTCTGCAAACATCAGCAACAAGCTGTCGGAAGTACTGGTAAAGGAATTTGGTATTGATGATTCCAGTTCCTATTGTCAGATTGTTACTGATAAAGGATATTTGCCGATTAAGGCAGGAGATATTGTTTGGAAGAAATCTGATGTGGGGCGAGATAGTGATGGACTGGTTGATGATAAGACAGCGGACTATGTTGTAAAAGGTGTAGCTGATGAAGGACTTACTGTTGACCTGTTTTTGCTTCAAAAGACGGTAAAGTGATATGGGGAAGACGATTAAACTAAATCTATTCAGTGACAAGTCCATACAGAACGCTATTAAGGCTCTTAGAGATTACGAAAACAGCTTAACCTATAAATGTAGGCTACTGGCTGAAAGGTTGGCAGAAAAGGGCGTAGAAGTGGCTAGGATAGAGGTCACAAGTTTAGATGCTATCTTCACTGGTGATTTAATGCGAAGCATTCATGCAGAGCATATAGGGAACATAAAAGGCGGTGGAATATGGGCGGTCGTTGCTGATGATAAATCCGCTGTTTTTGTGGAGTTTGGTACACTCGGCAGCCTTGGTGGGAAAAAGGAATATCCATATCCGTTGCCAGAAGGTGTTCAATGGAACTACGGAAGTGGTTCAAACATCATTCAGTTGACAAATGGTCAATACGGCTGGTTCTACAAAGGTGATGACGGAAAAGTGTACTGGTGTGAAGGCATGGATAGCAGACCATTTATGTACTTGACAGGTATCGAACTTGAAAAAGATGTAGTGAAAGTGGCAATGGAGGTGTTCGTTAATGGCGGTTAATGAATATCAATGGGTATCAGACTTCAAAGTCAAGATTGCATCATACTTGAAAATGAAAATACCGCAGAGCCATCCTAAAGCGTATGTAACGGACAAGAGCAAGGATTTGTCAGAACCCACATTCCCTACGGTTTATTTTCATGCTATGCCGTTCACAGAGACAGGACAAGACCTTGAAGCACGTTCTGTTAATGGAATCACAGCATCGTACCAGGTAGATGTGATAACCAACAAAAGTCAGGAAGAAGCTGAATCTATCATGGCTACGGTTGCCGGACTTTTCAAACGTTTGAGATTTCAGATAACTTCCATGCCGGAGTTTAGCAATACTTCGCAGAACACATACAGAAGCACAGCAAGATTCAGAAGAATTGTTGGTGCTGACGATACATTGTAACTATTAGAGCCATTCGGCTCTATTTTTTTATGCAATTTAAGGAGGTATTTATCATGGCAGCAGCCGGAATTTCTACTTTAGGCATTACTTTCGGATATGGTACAGAGACAACAGCCGGAACAAAACCTACGAGTTTTAAACAACTTACAAGAATAAATGCTATCGGTGGCATCAACATTGAACCAGAGCAGATTGATGCTTCCGCACTGGAAGATGCAATCACTAGATATGTAAAAGGTCGTGCAGATACTGGCGGTTCTTTTGCAGTCACAGTCAACTTTACATCAGAAACAGTGGCTGAATGGACTGCACTTATTACAGCTTATAAGGCTCTTACTGGTGGTAAAAGAATGTGGTTTGAAACTGTTATTCCCGGAGAAGAGAAATCTTTCTTCGTTGTTGCACAGCCGCCCGAGCAGATTCCACAGCCTGAAATCGGACAGAATGAACTTCTGACGATTGAAATGAATCTTACTATTGAGGAATACAAGGGATTGGACGCTACCGTTGAACTAACAACGGGGGAATAGCAAGTCAGTCAGAAACAAATAACACTGCCGTGGCTGACTTTGATGAAGCGGTAGACGAAACATTGATTTAAGCAAAAGAGAGCCGTCTTCGGGCGGCTCCTTTCCAAAAAAATGTTGGGGAAAGGATATGTTTTTATGAAGAAGATTTTAGTTAATGATGTTGAATATACTTTAGAGTTTGGATTCGGTGCTGTGGAGTGCAAGGATTTGATTCAAAAGATGTTTCTTATGCTTTCCGGTGGCTATGTAGCTAAAAAAGCAAAAAATGTACAGAATCCCACACCAGAAGAAATTGTAGATGGTAGCGGATATATGCTTGCAGAATTTCCTCATGTATGCAAAACGGCTTTTTATGCTGGTCTTATCGAAAACCATGAAGATATTACACCGGATGAATCCAATGCTTTAATGAAAGAATACATGAAAGCAAACGGTCTGTCTTTTGTGAAGCTGTATGGAGAACTGACAGACTGTATGAAAGAAGACGGTTTTTTCGAACTGTCGGGTCTGACGGAAATGATGACGCAGACCAAGGAAGAGATGGAGAAAGAGAACATCAAGGTAACGAAGATGCCGCAGGACCACAAGAAGAAATCGACTGGCACAAAATAATATGGGAAGAATATTTTCCATTTGCTTTTTCCATGGGAATTTCGATGGAAGAGTTCAAACATCTGAATCCTAAGAAATTAGAGTGGTGCTACAAAGGATATAAACTCAAAAAAGAGGAAGAAGATAGGAATTCATGGCAACGTTGGGGAGACTATGGAATATCTGCATTAATCTTTGCAATAGACCATTGCCTAAACGGTCGAAAAGCACAATCAAAGTATATTGACAAGCCTATTATGGAGCGTCTTGAAACTGCTAGTAACGAAAAGGAATTGCAAAAACAAAGAAAGGCATTTCTTGCAGGACTTATGGCAATGCAGGCTAATTTTGAATTATCACATCCCAAAAAGGAGAAACAAACATGAGTTTAATAGGAATTGATGTGTCCTCATACCAGAGGACGATTAATTGGTGGGCGGTAAAACAGAACGGTATTGATTTTGCTATTCTGAAAGTCATCCGTAAGGATTTGAACCCGGACAAGAAGTTTGAAGAGAACTGGAAAGGTTGCCAAGAACACAACGTTCATGTGCACGGAGTATATGAATACGGATATATTACAACGGTTGCAAAATCACGATCTGATGCAAGAAGAGTGCTTACTATTCTTAATGGCAGAAAAGTGACAGTATATCTTGATGTTGAAGATGCTGTTATGAAAGGTCTTGGCAAAAATATTATTTCTATTATCAATGCTTACGGAAAGGTCATCACCGATGCAGGATTGCCATTCGGTGTATACACTGGGGAAAGTTTTTACAAGACATACATTAAGCCTTATGGCGGTGTGAGTTATCCCATGTGGATTGCACGGTACGGAAAGAATAACGGAAAGTGTGATGTGAAGTATCAACCGCAAGTACCGAACATGGTAGGCTGGCAGTATACTTCTAAAGGTCGTGTAGGCGGCATTGTAGGAAACGTGGACATGAATGTATGGTACAAGGAATTAGAAGCCGTACAGGACACTACGGAAGCGTACAGCAACCCTTACACAGAACCGACAAGACTGTTGAAGAAAACAGTTCCTTGCATGAGAGGTGATGATGTGCGGTGGTTGCAATTTGCACTCATTCATCATGGTTGCTTATCTGCGGTGAATGCAAAGGGAAAGAGCAACATTGACGGAATTTTAGGTAAAGACACAGCAACGGCAACCGGAGTATTCCAAAAGAAAGTCGGAATCGCGGTTGATTACAAGTGCGGTGCGGTTACGAGAGAATATCTTAAGAAATGATTTTAGGAGCGGTAGGTGTCACAGCTTACCGCTCTTTTTCTTGGAAGTGGCAGACACTTCCTTTTTTTATTGCGGTAAAGGCGGTGCGGTATGGCAGATATTGATATTGATAATCTTCAAATAAAAATAAGTGCGGATGCGAACAAAGCCAGTAGTGCACTGAATAAACTTGCAAACAGCCTTACGAATTTTCAGAGAAGCTTATCCATTGATACGTCCAAACTGACAAGCATTTCCAACAGCATACAGAGTATCGCAAATGCCGCAAATTCCATGAATACGAGCGGAATTAAAAATATATCCACACTGACAAATTCCATTAACAGAATGGGGAAAATAGATACAAGCGGATTAAGCAGAATTTCATCTGCGTTAAAGACTTTTTCTGCTGACATGGCAGGAACAAAAGTAGATGGAGTAGGGGATATTGCAAGCATAGCATCGTCAATTTCAAGACTTGGCGGTGTGGCATCCGGCAGAGCGATTACGAACATTCCTTTACTGGCAAAGAATTTGAAGCAGTTATTCACCACTCTGTCTACCACACCAAACGTAAGCGAGAACATTATCCGCATGACAAACGCACTGGCAGGACTGGCATCTACTGGTGCGGCATCAGGTCGGGCTGCAAACTCTTTAGGCAGAAATCTGAACACTTATACGGCAAGTGCAAAAAGAGCCACGAAGAGCACATTCAGCCTTGCAGCGGCTTTCGGAAAATTCTACGCAACGTATTTCCTTGTTATCCGTGGAATTAAAAGCCTGTGGAAATCCATAGAGGGAACTACGGACTATATTGAAGCATTTAACTACTACACAGTTGCTTTCAATAAAGTCGGCAAGGAATGGGGCAAATACTTTGAAAAATTCGGTTACGACAATGCAGAGGATTATGCGCAGAGTTTCGGAAATCGTGTAAATGAACTGCTTGGTAAAATGTCCGGTCTGAAAGTAGATGTAGACGGTGGATTGATTTCTGAAAGCGGAATGAAAAACCTGGGATTAAATTTACAGGAGATTACCCAGTATGCTTCACAGCTTGCATCTATCACCAATTCTTTAGGGCAGACCGGAGAAGTCACTACAGCAATTTCAAAGTCCATGACAATGCTTGCCGGGGATATATCATCTCTGTTTAACGTGGATTTCAGTACAGTTGCAACTAATTTACAATCCGGTTTGATTGGTCAGTCAAGAGCACTTTATAAGTATGGTATTGATATCACGAATGCCACACTGCAGACTTATGCTTACAAATACGGCATTGAAAAGGCTGTATCTGAAATGTCACAGGCAGAGAAACAGCAGTTGCGTCTACTGGCAATCTTAGACCAGTCCAAAGTATCATGGGGAGATTTGGCGAATACAATCAATTCACCCAGCAACATGATTCGCCAGTTCACAAACAACGTGAAAGAAGCTGGAATGGTTCTAGGTCAGTTATTTATTCCGGTATTGCAGAAAGTACTTCCTGTCATTAACGGTGTCGTAATTGCGATTAAGAGACTGCTTGTCAGTGTGGCAAATTTACTGGGAATCAAGATTGACTTTTCGTCATTCGGTCAAGGTGTATCCGGGTACAATGAGGATTTGGAAGATACGGCAGATGCACTGGATAAAGTGGGAACAAGCGCAAAAAATGCTCAAAGCGGAATCAGAGCATTTGATAAATTGAATGTTATTTCTACACCAAAATCTAGTGGAACTGGAAGTGGTGCTGGTGGAGCAGGAATTGACCTTACCAAAGAAATCATGGATGCTACTGCGGAATACGAAAAAGTATGGCAGGAAGCGTTTGATAAGATGCAGAATACAGCTATGGGCTGGGCTGATAAGATAGAAAAACTTCTTGAACCTGTGAAAAAGTTGTTCAAGGATTTGTTCAATGGTGATTTCTTTGAAGCAGGACAAGATTTGTCCGGCATTGTAACAGGAATATTTAACTGGATGTCCGATGCTATTGCATCTGTAGACTGGTACCAAATAGGTCAAAACATAGGACAGTTCCTTGCCGGTATTGATTGGACTGCTGTATTTACATCTGCAGGAAACTTTATAGGACAAGCAATTACAGCGGCAATCGACCTGTGGAAAGGAAGTTTTGATGCCGCACCTATTGAAACCACGATTCTGACGGCAATAGGTCTTTTGAAATTCACTGGTTTGGGAGATATCCTGTGGAAAGCAATCAAAGATTCCATTGTCTTGTCAATGGGTGGTAAGGCAGGAGCAGGAATCGGAGAAACAATTCTCGGAAATCTATTAGGAACTGGAGCGGCAACAGGAGCAGAGGGAGCCGCAGCGGCAGGAGCAACCGGATTGTTTGGTGGTATTAGTGCAGGAGCAGTAGCGGCAACAGCGGCTATAACAGCGGTTGTAGCAGGACTTGCACTTGTATATGCAACAAACGAGGATGTTAGAAAGAGTTTCAAGGAATCAATTTCTGCTATTGCAGAAAATCTTACTCCGGCAATGGAGTTTTTAACAACAACGGTTATACCGGATTTGCAGAGTGCATGGACAGGGCTTGTGGATGTTCTCACTCCGATAGGAGAATTTTTGAAGACTGCATTCACAAGCATATGGCAGGATATGCTAAATCCGGCATTAAAATATGTTGGTGAAGAAGTGCTTCCGAAATTGCAAAGTGCTTTTGAAAATCTTTGGAATGGAGTGCTTGTTCCGCTTGGAACATTCCTTGGAAATGTTTTGAATCCTGTGATTCAGATTGTTGCGGACATACTTACAGTGCTTTGGCAAAACGTAGTAGTGCCTTTAGCAGATGCATTAGGAAGTATTTTGGGAGCGGCTTTTGATGCGATAGTCGATAAAATGAATTTTGTGGTAGAACAAGTGAAACCAGTAATAGAAGTATTCACCTTCTTATGGGATAATGTTTTATCTCCCATAGTCACTCATTTGTGGGAAGATTTAAAGCCTGCTTTTGAAACTGTATTTAATGCAATAGGAAATATTATCAAAAATCTTGGAACAGCATTAAAAGGATTAATAAATTTTGTTTCTGGTGTGTTCACTGGAAACTGGAGAAAAGCATGGGACGGAATAAAAGATATTTTCAAAGGAGTGTTTAATGGACTTGTATCCATAGCAGAAGGATGCGTAAATCTGATTATTGATGGAATAAATGCTTTTATTGATGGTTTTGGCTTGGTTAGCGGTATATCGGAAGCTATAGGAATAAGCTTCAAGCCAGTACAAATACCTAAAATAAGTATTCCTAGATTTGAAACTGGCGGTTACGTTCCAAGCCGATACACGATGTTCATGGCAGGAGAGAACGGCGTACCGGAGATTGCCGGGACAGTAGGCGGCAAGACAGCGGTTGCCGGTGGAGTTGAAATCACTGGAATCAAAGATGCTATTAATTCCACGGCACAACAGGAAATTGCACTTCTAAAACAAAATAATCAGCTACTGCAAGGAATCCTTGAAAAAGAGTTTGGAATAACAACAGATCAAATTGGAATTGCCGCAAGACAATACGGTCAAGAGCAATTTAACCAAAAACACAAGAATGTATATGTATTTTAACACAGACAGCACTCTGAATGGGTGCTGTCTATTTTTATGCAATAAGGCGGTGAGCGTATGTCAGCATATCAAGGATGGCTTTTAAAAATTGGAGATTACGTTATTGACCAGTCAAGATTTATAGCCGCTGAAAGTTATCAGCCGGCTGTAAATATGCAAGATGTAGACCCGTGGACTGATGCAAATGGATACGTACATAGAAATGCTGTGGAGCTAAAAGCATTAAGTATTGATTTTTCCACACCTGCGATGCTGACGGATGACGATTTGCAAGAGTTACTGTCCGGGATACGAAGCAACTTTATTGATGCAACGGAACAGGGATGCAATATCACGGCATACATTCCATTTTTAGGTAAATATGTCACACAATATGGATATATGGCTGATATAAAGCCTACAATCTACGGAACTTATGACGGAGAGATTAAATACAATCAGATAGAATTTTCATTTGTCGGAGGTGTAGCGAATGAGTAACTATACCTATGCGGATTTGTTTGATAAAAGCGCATCCAAAAAGGAAATCACGATTGAAACAGAGGACAAGTCTGTAAAAATCACCAACAGCGAAATCCATTTTGAACAGTTTGAATTAAAAGAAATACTATGTGATGATGATTACCTTACATTTGGACAGTGCAATGCATCACAGTTGAAATTCAAAATTTCCAACGTGTTCACAAGCATGATTGGGAAACAGATAAATGCTTCAGCTGTGATTAATGGACATACTGACACACCGTTTATTTTCGGCAAATACCGTGTCGTTTCCGATAAACCAACAGATGATAAGCGTTACAGGAATGTGACTGCTTATGATGCCATATACGACATTGGAGAATCGGAAGTATCTTCCTGGTATAACGGACTGAAGTTTCCTCTGACCTTAAAGCAGTTCAGAGACAGTTTTTTTTCATATTTTGGTGTTGAGCAAGTAGCAACCACATTACCTAATGACAGCATGGAAGTGGCAGAAACAATCAAACCAAGTGAACTGTCTGGCCAGACGGTAATGGAAGCAATCTGCTCAATAAACGGATGTTTTGGACACATTAACCATGATGGAAAATTTGAATATGTTTTCCTTAAAGCAATAATATCCGGATTATATCCAAAGAAAGGATTATATCCACAGAAAGGATTATACCCTAGAAAAGGTTCTGAAAAAGAAAAGGTTACTGGTGGAAAATACAAATCAGTTAAATATGAAGATTTTGTCTGCCAAAAAGTTACAAAAGTGCAGATAAGAAAATCAGAAAATGATATTGGTGCAGTTTACCCGGATACAGAGATTACCGAGAACGACAACAGTTATATTTTGCAAGATAATTTCCTTGTTTATGGAATGGGTGCAGATGACCTAGAAACGGTTGCAAGAAATCTGTATGAGGTTATTAAAGTTGTAAAATATAGACCTTATAACTGTGAAAAAATAGGAAATCCTTGTTTGAGCCTTGGAGAAGCAGTCAATGTATATACGGCTAAAGAAATCATAGAAAGCTATGTGTTGAGTAGAACATACAAAGGAATCCAGCAACCGACAGACACTATATCAGCAAGTGGAAAATCTCCAAAGTACAGTGAACAGGTAAATGGAATTAACAAAAGTATAATTCAACTCCGTGGAAAAACAAATGAGTTAGAACGTACTGTTGAGGAAACACGATCTGAGATTAAAGATGTAGAAAGCGGACTGGATACAAAGATTACACAGACAGCTGGAAAGATTGAACTTGAATCAACCCGTGCGCAAGGAGTAGAAACAGATCTGGCGGCGGCAATTTCTGTTCAAGCCGACCAAATCAAGTTGAAAGTTTCCAAAGGTGATGTCAGTTCGCAGTTGAGCGTTGAGAGTGGACAAGTAAGCATTTCCGGTAATCGGTTTGTATTGGACTCCACAAACTTTTCTATTTCTTATGATGGAAAAGTCACTGCGAAAAGCATTGATATAACCGGAGGAACTATCAATTTACAATCAGCATCACAAGATTATAGTACGATTGTGTTAAATTACAGTAATTACACGTTGGGTATGGACGGAGCAGGAATAAGAGCAAGTCGTAGTTCTGATTCGACTATACTTACAGCAAGTGGAATTACAACTACTGGAAGTTTGAAAGCTAAGAATTTGTATGTTGATAACATAAATACGCAAAGTGTCACAAGCGGTACTATTAGCATAGGAAACAATGTAAAAATATCCGGTGATACTGAACTTGCAATAGGGCACACACACAAAATCAATGGAACTCTTAATATAGATGTTAACGGACTATCAATTAATGCCCCTGCTTTGAATATAACATCTACTGGTGGAATAAGTGTAGGGAAATCGCTTGGATATTTAGGTTTTTTTGGAATACAAGGTTCTACCAAGAAAACTGTAAGCAAAATATCGTCTACCAGTACAACAGCAGCTTCTACGGTTGCAAACAAAGTAAATGACCTTATAACAGCATTGCAAGCGTATGGATTGATAGGATAGGAGAAGCAGCATGAATAGTTTAGAAATCAGAGAATTTGAACAGTCAATCATAAATCTTTTTAACGAATGTGGTCTCCCGATGGAGATTAAGCGGCTAATTGTGAATGATATTGCCGGGCAGATTAACAGAGCCGCAGATAATCAAATCAATGTAGAGTTGGCAGAAAGAAATAAAGAAAAAGAAAGCGAGGTTTCTGCAGATGGCACTGAATAAGGTTTATACCAGAATTAACTGGGAAGATTATCCAAGTGAGAACACGGATTTAGATGCATACAATCTTAATCAGATGGATTCTGCTATTGATGCGTTGGACAACCGTATCATATCACAGGATGCCTTAAAAGTAGACAAGTCTGCAATAAACGGAAACATTGCTGATTGGACTATGGATGAAACAACCGGTGTTATTACTATTACAAAATACAACGGTGAAAAAATTATTTTTGACCTTAACATTGAAAAAATTCCTGTCGGCTTTTCCATGTCTGATGACGGAATCATTACCATGACTACAGAAGATGGAACACAGTTTAAGGCTGATATTGGTTCTATGATTCCGGTGTTGACATTTGAAGATTCTACAACCATAGCTGTATCCGTGACTGGTACTGGAAAGAATAAGACTTATTCTTTTTCAATCAAAACAGGATCAGTAACAGATGCTATGCTACAGCCTAATTATTTAGCAGATATTAGAGTAGAATCCGCAAATGCATCTGCTTATGCGCAATCCGCAAATGCAAAATCTGTATTGGCTGAATCTTATGCCATAGGTGGAACTGGAACAAGAGAAGGAGAAGATACAGATAACGCAAAGTATTATATGGAGCAGGCAAAACAGCAAACAGGAGGTATACCTACAAAAGTTAGTGAATTAGAGAATGACGCTGGATATATCACCAAAGATGCTGACAATTTAACTAATTACTATGACAAGACTACTACCGACCAAAAATTAGCCAACATTGACTTGACTGATTATCTCAAAAAGACAGGTGATGCTTCCAACACAACCGTAACATTCACCGAGCCTACAGACCTTGCACAGCCGACCACAGGAGAGAAACTTGGTGGAATTATCGGTAAGGTTAGCCTTGCAATAAAGAACATCAAAACATTAATTACGCTCATAGGCAATACTGATATTTCATCAATCGGTAATGGAACTGTCACAGGTGCGATTAGTGATGTAAATGGCAAGTTAAATAAGTTTGTGACAGAAAAAGTCGAACTCGGTTCGGATGTAATATTAAACAAAAGTAGCAATTTTACGATCACATTTAATGTTACAAAAACAGGATATATACCTATAGTTGTCTGCTCATGGGCACTTTATAATAGAGATGACGCACAATATACCCACGTGAACGGCATTGAAGTCGGAACAGGAATAAATACTGGATATGTTTATATACAGGGAAGATACTCTAATTCATCTGCCACAGGTAGGATACCAGCCAATGCATATGTCGCAGTTCTATACCAAGCACAATAATTTTGAAATGTACTGTAAGCGACATATTACTTAATTAAAGTAGTTAATTAATTATATATTTTTTCTAAATACTAAATAAAAAAGTTTATAACAGCATTCGAAACAGTAGCGGTTGGCATACAGTTTAATACAAAAGAACCATCTTTAACAAATATTCGTTCATATATTTTACTACCATCTGCGTAAGATAATTATTTATATTAGTAATTAAAGTAGTTACAAAACACTTGTATCACCATTGGACAACCTAATTAAAGTCGTTTATATAAAGGAATGCAGTTTATATTTGCAGATGTACCAACTGTATTAACATAATAAGTAATTGACGATCCTGAATGAGAAATACCTGATATGCGATATGTATCCGCACTTAGTATATACTCCACAAATTCATAACCATCAATCTTAGCAGCGGTTGGTATGTTTATATCATTATTATGCCAACCAATAGTTGTTACATTTGCACTTACTTTTATTATATCTCCAAGATATAAATTTGCTGTTTGTAACTTGCCATTTACAGAAGGAGTGATATCCGATGGGCGGAGATTAGAAAAAAAATAAATCAATCAAAAGAGCATGGTGTAAAAGCCATGCTCTTAATTTCTTTATCTGATTCCCCAGTCACCGTCATTGTTGACGAAACCAATTACATATCCTATCATGTCATCAATTATGTGTTCCGGGAGTATACTGTTCGGAGACATGAGCGAAACATATCTCCATTTTCTAACGCCATATTCTATTATATGGGTTTTTACGGCAATTTGTATCCCACCATTACTTGTTACAATACATCGTTCACCGTCTTGTGGTTCACGATCTGCGGAAAGGAGAATAATTTCCCCTGGAAGATAAAACGGCATATAGTAGTCACAGGGAATTTTCAAACCGATATAAGTCTTGGATTTTATATCTTCCGGTAAATTGTCTATGCAAATAGGTTCTACAGCGTTTGTGGTGGCTATAATTCCATTCACAAGTTGCGGTTTGAGGACAGAAATATACTTGTGTGATTTTTGAAAACTGGAATAGATTTTAGCTTGGTGACGGATGAAGTAACGGATAAGGTACAGAGAGTGTTCCGGCAGACTGCGGCATATCTTGACAGATTCCAACATCTTATCTTCCATAGTACCACAGCCTACCAACTCATCTACGCTGATTCCAAACGCTCTAGCAAGCGCAACAGCGGTCGATAGCTTCGTGTCGTTAGAATTACCGTATAGTAGTGAATTAAGCGTAGAATAAGGCAAATTAGATTCATCTGCAAGCTTGTACACTGTCATGTCCGGCTCATTAAGAAATTCGTGGAGATTCCCACGAAAACTTAACATATAATTTGCACGGTTGACTGATAGATGTGTCGATATTTCTTTGATTCGGTCTTTTTTCATCATGTTTATTGTCCCCCTTTCACATGATACACTTGTAACATCCCTTGTTTCAAGGGACATCAAGTTCTGGCGAGGGCGGTGTTTATTGGCGTTTTCACCGTCCTCTTTTTGTTGATATTTTACAACAATAAAAAACGTGAGTCAAATATATATTGATTGTTTAGAACGTATGTTCTATAATGTGATGTATCGCTACTTTAGATTCTGCGGAGAATTAAAGGGGAGAGGGGTGTGGTTACGATGAACGAAAGCAATGAATTTTACAGAGAGGAAATTGCAAGGATACTATCTGGAATAGAAGACAATGACATATTGAAATATGTGTATGTCATTGTCTCCGATATAGAGGGGGAAAAATGAAAAATCGAAAAAAAATAAATTGGGCGTTAATAATTTTGATTTACTTTTTAGGATTATTAACAAATTATTTCTTAAGATAGACCTAATATTTTCTTTAAATATTCTGTAAATATTGGAGAGCATAATCCCATAAAGTACACTAAAACGTAAACAAGTTTTGGACCTATATAATCAATAATTTTTTTAAAAGGACTTATGTAATTATGCTCTTTACTTTTTACTATATGTATGTCTTCTAATGAATTTATTTTTATATATTTCATTTCTTCTAGTTCATTTATGTAATCAATAAAATCATCTATGGAAGAATCACCATAATCTTTTGAAATCCTACCTAATACAACATTGTTGTCTTTATTTTTTATTGATATTAAATAGCCAAAAAAATCATTAGAATCTTTTATTTTTCTCTTCATTCCGCACCTCCGATTATCATTTTAAATGCGGAAAATGCAGTACTTCTTTTTTGCTCCGAAAGATTGTAGTACTTAATCAATAAATCTTCCATATCTGGATCGTTTCTTAAAAAAGAAACTAATCTAGCATATTTTGCTGAATATTTTTCTCCATCTTCTTTACCGGTCAACAAAAATTCAATAGAAACTCCTAAAAAATTTGCAATTACTTCTATACGGTCATCCGGAATAACTCCCTTTTTTAAACTTCTTATATATCCATTACTAAATCCGCAAGAAGTCTCTAATTTAGAAATGGCTATTCTCCTTTCTTTACATATAGATTTTACTCTTTCTACTGTAGTCATAGTGTCCTCCCAAAAATTTAGATGATACTCTAAAAATATGCTTGACAAAATAGAGAACACTCTATATAATAAATTTAGGATTTAGAGGAAAGCCTAAATTTAAAAATGTTCTCTGTGGTTTCTTGGCAGTTACTATATTAGAACATTCTCTAAATTTTGTCAAGTTTTTCTCTAAATTCCTAAATCAAGAGAAAGGAAGTGATAGATTGAATTGTTACGACAGAATCAAGGAAATTTGTGATAAGAAAGGAACAAATATTTATCAAGTGGAGCAGAAAGCCGGATTGAGCAATGGAATTATCCGAAAGTGGAATGAATCTGCTCCGCAAGTTGACAATTTAAAGGCTGTTGCAAAAGTCCTTGGAGTAAAAGTAGACGAGTTACTGGAATAGGGAGGTAAAAACATGGAAAAACAGAGATATGTGGTATTAGACAAAAATGGTAAAGCAAATATAGTTCAGAAAGCTGATTCACGTTTTGTTGGAATTGACGAGATGGCACAGCACATTGCGTTTGACATTATCGAAGATTACAAAAGCATTATAGATGGCGATAAGAAAATCGAAGAAACAAATATTGATTTGTCTATCAAAGTACTTACCGCCATTTCGCCTTTTAGGAACGGCTCTGGATTTGGAAAGGATTGCTAATTGCTTCGGCTTTTGCTAATTGTGGTTTTTCTTCCGGCAAAGAATTGACGATTTCTGAATAGTATTGGTCGTACAGGTTCTTAAAATCATCAAAACTTCCGGTATATCCACAGATTTTAGCAATAGCGTAAGCGGATGCGTATTCTTTAGAATCCAAATTATTTCACCTCCTTATTAAAAAGATAAGGAGAGTATATCACAAAAAGGAAGTGAATTGAATGAGTGAAAAAGAGAAAAAAATCGTTGAGAAGTTAAAGAGAGCCATTCCGAATATGTCCGATTTCGACAAGGGATATATTCTCGGCAAGACAGAGAAGATGGCAGAGGAATCTGTTAAGAAACAGGAGGAAGAAAATGCAAAACCAATTTGAGAGAGAACTTTTCAAAACCTTAAAGAGCATTGACGGTACTCTGAAAAGAATTGAGAAGTCCATGAATGATGATGAAAAGAACCACTTAACAATCTGCAATGCAGTTATGCATGCACAAAGAGGAAACAACTATTTTCCGTATTTCAGAGATACTAGGTATGACTGGCGAAAATGAATTTAGGGAAGGAGAACAATGAACGAATTACAAATTTTTAATAATGAAGAATTTGGAACAATCAGAACAGCAGAAATCAACGGTAAGCCTTACTTTGTGGCTTCTGATGTTGCAACAGCACTTGGATATGCAAACCCCAGAAAGGCAGTCATAGACCACTGTAAGGGAGTAACGAAACGTGACACCCCTACATCTGGTGGTAAACAAGAGTTGTCATACATAAATGAGGGTGACGTTTACCGCCTTATTATGAGATCGAAGTTGCCATCAGCGGAGAAATTTGAATCGTGGGTTGTGGATGAAGTGATCCCGTCCATCAGAAAGAATGGTGGGTACATAGCAAACCAAGAAAATTTGACACCGGAGCAGATTGTAGCGAATGCACTTATCGTAGCACAGAACATTATTTCGCAGAAAGATAAGCAAATCGAAGAAATGCGACCGAAAGCAGATTTCTTTGATGCAGTTGCAGACAGCAAGACTGCAATTTCCATGAATGAGGTTTCAAAGGTATTGGGAATCAAAGGGCTCGGACGTAACAACCTATTTGAATTTCTTCGTGATAATGCAATCCTGGATAGATGGAATGTGCCATATCAGAAATACATTGATTGCGGATGGTTTCGTGTAATAGAGCAGAAATACACCAAGAATGGAGAGGAGCATATATCTAAAAAAACACTTGTTTATCAAAAAGGTGTTGATGCAATCAGAAGAAAAATAGAAGCACAGCGAAGTGCTTAAATGAAAGGAGATATTTCAGTGAATAACGTAAGAAAAGCAAATTATGATAGAGGACTTAAATATGGCAACAAAGTACTTCATGGTAGTGATTTAAGGGATTTGGTAGGGCTTACTGTTTCGGATGTAAATTCCAACGCTGATGATGCAGAAGTCGTTGTATGGTTTGAAAGCAATGAACGAAATGTTGCTGTTTACTTAAGGGATGATTGTTTAGATGGACAACACATTGCAATCATTGACCATGCAAATGAAGAGGAAGAATCAAAGATTCTTCTCAGACCTGTTACGGAAAATGACATAAAAGAATTTTCTTCAATGGTTTTGTATTATACAGATGATGTTTTTGGAGAAAACGATGAAAAAACCGGAGCACACTATGTATACTGTAATGATTTGGAATTAGAAGAATCAGAATTTTTCAAAGTAAAAAGTCTGTATGTCTTCCAAGATGGAAGAATTTTAACAGAAAGGTAAGCAGTGATATGAGAACAACAATAAAGCTGTTTCTTCCTATTATAATAGCACTCTCCATCACATTTACTTCCACGGCACAGCCAGCCGGCAGTTTTATCTCCGAGGAAGCGCAGGAATCGTGTGTAAAGTACGGTGAGGAATACGGCATCTGCCCGGAACTGCTCATGGCAATGATTGAGAAAGAATCTTCCGGCAGACCGGATGTAGAAAGCGGTGGTTGCAAAGGTCTGATGCAGATTTCAGACCGCTGGCATACGGACCGGATGAAACGGCTTGGAGTAACAGACATTTACGATCCGGACGGAAATATCCATGTAGGAGCCGACTACTTGTCGGAATTGTTTGAAAAGTATTGTGATGTAGGAATTGTGCTCATGGTTTACCACGGTGAGAAAAATGCAACAACTAAAACAGAATTAAGTGATTACGCAGACTGGATATTAACCAGGAGCGCAGAACTGGAAAGGATGAATGGAAAATGACGAACAGAGAGAAGTATGCAGAACGGATTCTTGATATTGCAGTAACTGGACATCCGTTTGCTATTAACAGAAATGGAGAAGTCAATAGTTGCGGTAAAGTACCATGCGACGAATGTATATTTCGGGAAAATAAAGTTACTGATATTTCATGTGGAGAAAAAATAAAAGAATGGTCAGAGCAGGAATATGTTGAACCGCCTGTTGACTGGTCGAAGGTTCCTGTGGATACAAAAATTCTTGTAAGAGTTTCAGAATATGAACCGTGGTTAAAGAGACATTTTGCAAGATACGAAAACAATATTGTTTTTGCATGGGACAGCGGTTGTACATCTTATTCTGCTGACGGATGCGATAATGTTGCAGGTTGGAAGTATGTCAAACTTGCGGAGGAAGATGTATGAGTGCCAAAAGGCGGTTCACAGTCAAAGGAGTAATTGGAAGATTTTTCTTTAATCCTAAAGAGTGGAAAATCGACCGTGAAACATCATTTTACTACCGACTGGTGAACCGTGAAACAGGAATGAAAAAATGGGTAAGAAAGGAGTATTTCCATGTTGAAGAAAGAAATTATCCCCATCGTCCGTGCGAATGAGATTTTGATTGCAGGATTGTTAGATGCAGGAATCTTGTATATCGGTGAAGATAATATAATCCACGTAACAGAAGACTGAAATCCGGAGGAATGAGGAAATGGAAAGGAAGATAAGAAAAATCTTGGTAGAACTGGGGCTGAAACAGTACTTGCCGGGATTCCAGTACATCATCGAGGTTGAAACGCTGATGTTTGAGAACCGGAACAGAAGACTTTCTGAAATCTACCGTATTATCGGAGAGGAACACAGCACCACAAAGGAAAGTGTGTACCGGGCGATCAAGTGGGTTGTAGATAAGATGAACCCAACCACAGAGTTGTACAAGAAAATCAATGAGACAGACAAGCCGGTCTCAATCTATATGTTTGTTAATTCATTGTATTTATATCTTTGGGAGGATAGGAAAAATGAGGATTAAGCACATCTTTTTGCAGAATTTCTGCAAGTTCTATGGATCTAACGTAGTGGACACTGATTTATACGACCGGACAGAGGTTTCCGGAGTGAATGAAACTGGAAAGTCCACAATCAAGAGAGCAATTCAGTATATTTTTGGATGCCGTGACGAGAACGGCAGAGAGATCACCGGAATCAGACCTCACGATAAGGACGGAAATGACATTGACGGAGATATTACCGAAGAAGTTACCGTGGAGATTGACGGTACAGACAAGGTTCTGAAAAAAGTATGCCGTCAGAACTTCAATAAGAAAGGCGAGTTTACCGGCAATGTCACGGATTACTATGTGAATGATATTCCAAAAAAGGCAGCAGATTTTGAAGCATTTTTGGAAGAGAGTGTATGCGGAAAAGATAAGTTTTCTCTTTGCATCAATGCCATGACACTGTTGCTTAAAGGCGGTACAGAGCAGAGAGCAATTCTTGCTGATATGTTTGGTCAGCACAGTAATGACGATATTTGCGACCTGTATCCGGAGTTTGCACCTTTGAAATCTGTACTGCAGGACGGCACAGTTGATGAACTGAAAAAGCGTTGCAATACGCAGTTGTACGGCACAAGGGGAAGAAATGGAACCAAGGGTTTGCAGGACCTGTTAGATGAAATTCCGAGCCGTATTGACGAGGTGAGCCGTCAGAGAGTGGATATTGACCTTGCGGATCTGGAACTGAAAAAGAAAGCTTTACTGGATAAGCTGTCAGAGAACATTAAGCAGCAGACAGATACGCAGAACAGCATGAATTCCTATGATAAGCTTTCTGATGGAATCATTGAGTTAAAAGGACAGTTGAGTGCATTGCAGCAGAAAGCAAATGAAAAACTGGATGCGGACAGAAGAGAGAAGCGCACAACACTGAACCAGGTTCAGAATGAACATCAGAAAGAGTTGCTTAAGGCAGATACCATTCGTGAAGAGATCACTGCACTGGAAAAGCGCATTGCACAGTATGAGCAGAAGAGACAGGACTTGAAGAAGAGTTGGGATTTGAATAAAAACCTTAAATTTGATGAAAACTGTCTGATTTGCTCCTACTGTGGACAGGAATATCCGGAAGAGAAGAAAGAGCAGTTAAGAACGGAGTTTGATGTACATAAGGCACATGAACTGGAACTGATTACTAAAGAGGGTTCTTCCTGTGCTGACCATATCAAAGCGGATCAGGCAGAACTGGAACATAAGCGTGAGGAACTGAAAAAGGCCGAGGATGAAGTGGAACGGTTGGAAAAAGAGATTGCCATTGCTGATAATGCCTTAAATTCCATTCCGGCAAGCGTGGATATTTCCAACACAGAAGAATACAAAGCTATTCAGTCGCAGATTGCAGAGAAAGAAGCTGCCATGCACAAATTCACTGACATGAATCTTCTTAGATTCCAGTTAAAATGTGATGAAGAGCAGATACGCAAGGATATTTCCGTGGTTGATAAGTCTTTGGCGAGTGTAAGCATTAACGAGAGTGTGGATAAGCGTATCACAGAACTGGAACAGGAGCGCAAGAACATTGCACAGAAGATTACAGATGTGCAGGCACAGCTTGACCTGTTAAAGAAATTTAGCCGGAAGAAGAATGAACTGTTGGAATCTGATGTGAACGAGTATTTGGAGTTTTGCCACGTTAAGATGTTCAGACCGCTTGTGAACGGCGATACCGAGGAATGTTGCGACTTTATCTACAATGGAGAGCCTTACAGCAGAAACATGAACCACGGTGCCAAGATTCTGACGGAAATCGACATTTGCAGAGCATTCCAGAAGAAGTGCGGTGTGGAGTTGCCGATTATGATAGACGATACCGAGAGCCTTGACTCATGGAGAATACCGCAGATTGATAGCCAGTTAATTATGTTCCGAAGAAGTGATGATGCAAGTTTGAAAGTGGAGAAAGTGAAGAATGAGTAATGAAGCAGAGAAACGATACATTGTCGAGCGTGAGTTTGAACACGTAGGGTATAAATGCGTTGTGATATTTGGAAATATGGCTCACAGGTGCGGATATGTTGGCATTCCAAAGAATCATACGTTATACGGAAAAAATTATGATTACCATCTTGAAATTAAAAAATCAGATATTTGGGGCAGAGAAGTAAGTGGCATTTTCCCTTTGCTTGGTGCTTGTATTGATGAAGATGAAAGAATTCGAATTGAAGCATATTTCCAGTGTCACGGAGGTATTTCATATTCAGGTGGTGGAACAAATTCAAATTATCCTATTAAAAGTGATTTATGGTGGTTTGGGTTCGATTGCGGTCACGCTGGAGATAAGGCGGATTTTGATTATGCAATACAGAAATTTCCAAGCTGTAAAGAAATTTATCAGATGCAAAAAATGATAGAAAGTAAATTTCCTGTTGGTGTCGATGTCGTTCGTTCAGAAGAATATGTTGCTGATGAATGTAAGAAGTTGGCGGAGCAATTGAAAGAGTTTGAAAGGAATGAAGAGAATGCAGATTAAGAAAGAAACAGTCATTTCCGTTCTGACAACGAACGGAGAAACAATCAATGTCGGTGACACCGTGGTTTTTAATGCAGAGGGCAAGTGCTACACGGGAGTTTACATGGGTCTGTCAGACCGTGGTGCATTGAAATTCAAGGGGAAGATTGCAGGAACTGATGTTACATGGAATGTAATGCCTAAGAGCATTAAGGAGATTTGCAAGGCTGATGTAAAAGTGAAAAATGATGAATTTGGCAAGTTTATGAACGAGCCGGAAAGTGAGAAATAAGGATATGGAAAAACGTAAATTTAAAGTTGGAGAAAGATACAAAAGCAGAATGATTTTAGACAATGCTGCGGTAATTGAAATCACAGAAATCAATGGTGACTTTGTTTCTTACAAAGATGTCGAAAGAGAAACTAGTGGTAGGAAAATGTTTGAAATTGGTTCTATATTTTCTGATAATTTGGAAAAAGTCGGAAGTGAAACCATTGTCATCTACCGCAACGACAACAAAGTAGTTGCACTGGACAAATCCACTGGCAAGAAAGCAGAAGCCAAGTGCAATCCGGTTGATGAATTTGATTTCCGTACTGGTGCTAAGTTGGCTTTTAGCCGGCTGATGGGCGAAGATGCAAAGCTTGATGATGGTGTCCGTGAGGTGAAAAGAAAGGCTAAAGTCGGTGAGTACATCAAGATTGTTGATGCGCAACCTTATCTTATTCCCTATAAAAACGGAGATATATTTAAGGTTATTTCTACAAGTAAACCTGGAGTTGTAATCGAGAAAGATGGAACACCAGTTACATCGGCATGGCACAGAGAGTACGTTGTTCTCGAAAACTACAAGCCGGAGAAAGAGCCGGAGAAGGAAGACGAAATCCGAGTTGGAGATACCGTAAAGGTTACAGATGGCGATAGACAGTACTGCTTATACGATAAATGGAGTGGTCTTGACGGATACAAACAGAATTTTGTAATTGGTTCTTATTTAAACAACGAAGATGAATACAAGGTTTTAAGAATTAAAAAGCATGACATAAACAACGGTATTATTGCACTGATTCAGAATCCCAAGACAGCCCAGGTATTTATCATCGGAATTGAAGGACTTAAGAAAGTAGAAAGGTAGGTAGCAGCATGGCAGACGAAAAGAAGCAGGAAAACACAGGAATTGTGGAATATGAATCAAATGGGGAAATTGTAAAAATTTCCCCAACAACGGTAAGAAAGTACCTTGTAAGCGGTGGTGGAAACGTATCGGATCAGGAAGTAATGATGTTTATGTCTCTTTGCAGATATCAGCATCTTAATCCCTTTTTGAAAGAAGCATACCTCATTAAGTTTGGAAACAATGATCCTGCTACGATTGTTACCGGAAAAGATGTTTTTACAAAAAGAGCAGATGCAAATCCGAATTATGCAGGAAAAAAAGCAGGAATTATTGTTCAGAAGAAAGATGGTTCCGTGGAAGAAAGAGAAGGATCTTTTGTACTTAAGGATGAATCTATTGTAGGAGGTTGGGCGAAAGTATTTATAAAAGGAAGAGAAACACCGGAGTACCAGTCAGTATCTTTCGATGAATATGTTGGAAGAAAAAAAGATGGAACAATCAACGGTCAATGGTCTAAAAAGCCTGCAACAATGATAAGAAAAGTTGCTGTTGTACAGGCATTAAGAGAAGCTTTTCCGGATAAATTCCAAGGCCTGTATGCACAGGAAGAATTTCCTTATGTTTCCGATGTGAAACTTGATGTAGAAAAAGTTGCGGCAGAGGAAATTCAGGCAAACGCAAATTCTGTTGATTTTCCCGATGCAACTTTTGAGGAAGTCACCACGGACAGCACGGAACAGACCATTGCTAACGCAGAGACACCGGATTGCTTTAAGTAGGGAGGACAAATTATGAAGAAATTATACAAAACTTTTTTAGTAGTAGTAATGATGTTTGTAATGATGCTTTGTATTTGTAGTTGTAGCACCGCTGATACGGTGAATTACAATCTCAATAAAGAAGCTGATGAGTTCAATGTGTACCGCAGAATCACGGTGACTAATGCAAGAACAGACATGATTATGTTGCAGGCAGAGGGGTATATGGCTCTTAGCAATAACTCTGCTAATGAACTTGTCGTTACATTTAAAACTGGGGAAAACCAGTATTATAAGGACTACATTTACTTGAATGACTGGACTTGCTATGTGATGGAACAGGTAGAACCGAAATCTACGGACAAATACCATTATGAATTAGTGTTTTATCCTGATCGGCTTATTCCGGATATTGAGATTAAGTAGGAGGTTGCCATGAGAGTTATATCGCAGGACGGAACATTAGACATTCCTTATGAACAGGTGATTATTCAGAGATTTAGGTGTGAAATTTACTTTCTGAATAAGAACCTCACAGGTGTAGAACAACTTTGTGGTGATATGGTTATTGCTAAATATTCCACAGATGAAAAAGCGGAAGAAGCAATGAAACAACTTAAATATGCGTATCTTTGCCATAACAGAGTAAAAATTGAGAGGGAGTATCCAATTTGTGATGATAAGACACAAGAGGGAATGGGAGGAGTTTATACTTTCCCACAGGATGATGAGGTAAATGCATGAAACTAAAATGTTTAGGCTCCGGTTCTTCCGGCAACTGCTATCTTCTAACAGCAGATAACGGTGAAACACTTTTACTGGATGCAGGACTTCCTATCATGGACATAAAACGTGGTCTTAACTGGAATATTAAGTGTGTTGTGGGTGCGATATGCACCCATGCGCACAAAGACCACTCATTATCAGTACAAGACCTTGAACACATGGGGATACCAGTGTTCAAGCCATATGAGAGTTTAGAACCTATGGAAATAGGGTTTACTTGTGGGAAAATAATGGCATTTGATTTGTCAACACTGGATGGTAAGTGGACACATACCAACGCTGATGGTTCAGAATGCCCTTGCTATGGATTTCTGATAACCCACCCGGAAATGGGAAAACTTCTGTATATTACCGACACGGAGTTTTGCAAGTGGAGATTTGCAGATGTAAACCACATTTTAATCTCATGTAACTATCAGAAGAAGTACATTGATGATGAAAATGTTGCGAAAAGGAATCACGTTTTTCGTGGTCACATGGAACTTGAAACCGTGAAAGATTTTGTGATGGCTAACAAAACAGATAGCTTGCAAAACGTCATATTGTGCCATTTAAGCCGAGATAATGCAGAACCCAGTGAATGTGTCGCAGAGGTCAAAAAGATTGCTCCTATGGCTCATGTGGACGTTGCACAGGGCGGCAAGGAATGGATTTTGAGGAATGGAAAGGAGTGCCCGTTTTGATTGAGTGGAATTTAGTATCTAAACTTATGAATTGTTTTCCGAATAGTGTCGTAACAAGCGAAGCAGAATTTGTCGCACATATCGGAAGCAATACATATTTTATGTTAAAAGACTGTAATACAGAAATGGATGTGAAGTGTAAAGTTTTGGAATGGCTTTCAAGGGCAGCATACAAAACAGAGCCATACAGCACTAAAAAGAGCAACGACAAATTTCATAAATTTATTTTGCGAGGGATAAATGACTTTCTTGGTACTGCTTTTTCAGAGAAAGATATGGAAAAGATATACACATATTTGGGAAACAGATGTAACCATGAAAAAACGATAAATTTTATTACCAGCGGATATGATATGAGCATTTTAAAAGAATAGGTGGTGATTTTTTGAGTGGTGGAAGTTTTGGTTATTTGTGCTACAAAGATGTGCCGGAACTGATGAATAGTTCAAGCATTGCGAACCTTGAAAAAATGGTGCAGCACTTACAGTCGTATGGTTACGAGGACATAGCACGAGATACACAGCGGTTGATTGAGTATATCCAGTCGGCAAGTATCAGAATTGAGGTTTTGAGTGAGAATCTTAACGGTGTTTTCCATGCGGTAGAGTGGCATGGGAGTGGAGATATTAGCAGAGAGACCATGATTGCAGAACTGGAAAAGTACAGAAATGGTGGTGCGAATGGCTGACACATTTTATAGACCACTTACACCACAATTAAGAAGTGAAATAATGCAGAGCATTGATTCAAACATATCCGAACTGAATACCTGTCAAAACAATTCTTTAGTCAATATGCAAAAGACAGGATATGGGGCATTGAGAAATATTATAAATGCTTTGCCGGACGGATATTTGATTCCATTTGAAAGGCGGTGAAGTGGTTGGCTGATTGGAAGAACGTAGCAAAGGCAAAAGCCATTGAGAAAAAGAACCGTGAGCGCATACTGGAAGTTAATCCACACATAGACGATGGAAGTGGAATTTACTTTCTGACAAGAACAGACGAGGACGGTTTTCGATATGCCTATATCGGGCAAGCGGTAAATTTGCTTTCAAGGCTTGCCGGACACCTTAAAGGCTATCAGCACATAGACCTGTCAATCAAAAGTCATGGACTGTATTCCACGGACAACATTTACGGTTGGAAAATCGGCTTTATGCACTATCCGGCAGAACAACTTGACAAGTGGGAACAATACTGGATTAAGAAGTATGCGGACGTTGGTTATCAGCTTCGCAACAAGACAGCAGGTGGTCAAGGTGATGGCAAGAAGCAGATCGCAGAGTACCGACCGGGAAAAGGTTACCGTGATGGACTGGCACAAGGCAGAATCAACCTTGCTAGGGAACTTGCGAACATTGCCGACAAGCATCTAGTCATCAGTTTGAAGCCTGAGAAGCAGAACAATTCCGTGTCGCAAAGACAATTTGTTCGGTTTATGGAACTTTTGCATGGAGAAAAGGATGGTGAAAGTGATGAATAAAACAGACTATGAAGTACTTTTACAATACGTTGAAGAAACTGACAAGGAGTTTTATGAATCTCTTTCTACTCAAAAACAAATTATGTATCTTTGCTATCAATATGGAACTGAATCTTTTAAAAAGTACTTGTTTAAGTATAGATTTCAGCAAGTCTGCAATAAATTAAAGGA